ACTATTAAAGAAGGTTTATTTGAAAACAGGGCATTTAGTGAAAAAGAAAATTCTAACGTTATTTATCAAATAGAAGTTGAAATACTTTCTAATAAAGTTGATCCTGAAAATCTATTTAAATTTTTAACTAGAGTTATTTACAAATAAATGATACTCTTTTAGCAACTAAAGAAAATCTACTTATTTCATCACATACTACAAAACTAGATTTAGTCATAAAGTAAAAATCTTTCAATAGTTCAAGATTTTTACTTTCTTTTGATTTCTCTTTTTCTAAATGTAGTCCTACATTTCCAGACGTTCGTTGATTATTGGTGTTAATAATATTATATTTTTTATCTATTTTATTCATAAAAGCTTCATATAAAATTACCGAGTCTGTTAAAACTAATAAATTTCGTGTATCTTTTGGTATTTTTACAATTAAATTATTTATATATTCTTCTGTGTGATGTGAATAATTTGTTAAATCCGGTCTATTTTCTTCTGTATATTTAGTTCTATCACTTCCGCGTAAATGTATAGAAACAAATTTATTATTCATTAAAAAATCATAATTTTTGTCTTGTTTTATAAAATTCATAACATTTTCTTTAAAAATTAAAGATTCTATTGAATATATACCACTAGTATTTCTTACATCAAGATCTGTAGTAACTATTATATCATAATCTAAATCTTTTCTAACTCCTAATATGACCCCTTTGAATAAGTCATTTATGTCAGAAAACTTATAAGGTATGACACATTCATTTGATCTTCTAAGCATTATATGCTCAAAAAAATTAGGAATGACTGACATTTTAACATTATTAAGTTTAAAATTAACATATGTTTTTTTAAAATCTTCCAATAACATGTATTTTACACCTTTAATTATAAAATAGTAATCAAAACCTTTTTTAATTTCATCTCCACACCATACATGATCTGTCCAATCTATAACAAGACATCTATCAGATTTAGCAACATACTGTAAACATGCTAAAACATGCTCTATACGATCTCCAAACCCAGAATAACTTTTTATTACTAAAAATTTCATTTATTTTAATAATTGGTTATTTTTTTAAATAAGTTTTTCTCCGTCTGATCTAAGATTTTCATTTTTTAAAAACCATTCTTCAGGATCATCAAAAAAATCTTTTTTGATTGGATTAAATTTAAAAGATAATATTTGAACTGTATCTGAATAACTTAATAATCTATCTGTTTTATAAAGAAAAGAAATTTTTCTATTTGGAACTATATTACCATCAGTATCGATATTTATTCTTAATTTATAATAATTTCCAATTATTATATCATCTGGGATATCTCTTTTATTAAAAGCTACTTCGTTTAAAAATGATAATCCAATGTTTTCCGGAAAAGACTTAGAATCGTAACCAAATTTAATAGTTTGTCTATTCTTAGATAATACTTGTAAAGTTATTTCGTTCTCAAAAATATCAGAATCTCCCCATGAAATTACATTGCAACACGTTTTTTGTATAAAAACAAGTTTATTTGGTTCTTGTAATATTTCATAAGACCCAGCAATTATATCTGTATAAAAATCTGGAATAGTAATTATTTCATCTACAACTGAATTAAGCATTTCATTTTGTACTTCAAGTAATAAAGAGTATCTATTATTAAAATTTCTCATTTTTAAAGAACTTTTTAGATAAATTAAATCCATAACTATATATTCTTTCTTGAATTCTATATTGTTAAATCTAAGATAACCAAATAAAACTATAGTTTCGTTAAAAGTTTCTGATATATCAGAATCTATATAATTATAATTAGGACTAATATAAAAATTACCCTTTGGAGATAACACTAGATAAAACGAAAAGGAATCAACTGGGGCTCTGTAAAGAACATGTTCTTCTTGTTTTAATTTTTCTATGGTGTAATATGTTAAATAATCTTTTTTAACACTTCCTACTAGACTTATAAAATACGTATAATTTTCCTCGGAGAATGTCTCGTTAAAATCAGAATTAGAATTTTTAATTAATTTACCATTCTTGTCTATAGTATCATTATTTTTGTTAAGATTCTTAATAATACATGATAATAATTGTTCTCTTTTAAAATCTCTTAATCCAGGAAAAACCCTTGATTCTCTTTTAAAATCTGTTCCTTTAATTTTAATAGTCGATCCATCTTGAAGTCTAACAAGATACTCGTTTGATTTTTTACTTATTTTTTTAATAATAACTACATTTTCTAACTTTCCGTTTATATAAACTTCGGTAGACGCCCCTTCTGAATTACTTCCGGGTTCTATTATACCGGAACCAAGATCTTCTCCGTTTATTATATTGATTTTTTCTCCTTCGGATTTATTTAATGGAAATCCATTTAATAAATATCTTTTCATTTTTTCAACAGAATCTTTAGTTTTAGCCTCACAACATGGATACCAAAGTCCATCATTATCTTGTACTCCTTCAGGTTTAAGATACTGGTAATTAGGATCTGGACAATTACCGGACCACGTATAAGGATCTGGTCTCATACCTTCTTTATATGTTACACCGTCTACTTCTCTAGTTCTAGTAAGTCTACATATTTTTCCACTTGGAGCATAACCAGTTAATGTATTAAATTCTGTTTTTAATTTACCCGGAACATTACCAAGGCTCTTTTTAACAAGTACAGAACTTTGACTATCGAATAATTCATTAAAAACATTTGCAAATTTTAGAAAATAACTATCATTTATTGGAGTAAAAACGCTTCCGCATAAACCTTTTAACATTTGTTTACTACTACATCTTGACAGGGTCATTATAACCGTCCCGTACTTATTAAAAATAGAAGTTAGTTTTATGCCTTGATCTGGAATGGATACTGCTTTTATATACTCTTTTGTCATTACTTCATTTCTTGTTAATCTACCTAATGAATACTCCCAATCTATTATTTTAATTCCTTTAAGATTTATTATATTTTCTCCGGTAGAAGTTTTTTGTACAGTTGTGAAAGAACTTTCTAAAATATTTCCACTTGTGTCAAATGGGCTTATAATATTATCTAATTCTTCAAAATTTATTTCTGTGTCCTTTTTAATTACATTTAATTTAAATTGTCCAGTAACCGAATGTACATATGAAAATTTTTTTAAAAATGTATATTCATTAAGATTGCTGTTAGATGCTTTTTGAAATTCATTTATATTGACAGCACCTGAATTATTTATTCTTTCTACTAATTCTTTTATAATAGTTTGTAATAATATTCCGGATACAGGAACATTTATCATATTTATAAGACCATTTTTGCTAATTCTTATAGAAGTCTTTTGTTCATTTTTTTCATATGATATAATTATATTATTTAAGAATTGAGTTGTACTAGTCTTACTAGCTAATTTTCTGGGTCCTCTCTTTTTATATATACCCAAAAAGGAAATATTAGTTAAAATGTCTCTATTATTATTTATATCAATTGTACCATTTTCTACCTGAATTTCATCTGGATTTAGTAAAATTTCATTTAGGTCTTCTTGTTTTAATTTACCTTCTTCTAATTTAATTTTAAAATCTAGATAATCTCCTTTATAATTTTTATTTTTTATAATGTATTTATCAATTCCAAACAATGTTAAATTTAAAGAATCTTGTTCTGGAAAATCACATGTTTCGGAGTGATCTTTTGAACCTTCGTTACCACAAAAAGTACAATAAAATCCTCTTTCTATAGGTCCTATAGAAGGTCTATTATAATTATCATTAACAGTTTCGGTACCAAAAGTTTTCTTTTGATAAAGACTAAGTTTATAAAATCCTTCTTCTCCTTCATCTAATAAAAAATTTTCCTTTAATTTATCTAAATCAATTATTTCATATGATTCATCAAATTTATTGATAAACATATTAATAGCGTTGATACTAACCATTTATTATTATATCAATAAAATAATATAAAAAAATATATGAGACTTTAATATAAATGTCTACAAAAGAAATATTGAAGTTTAATTCTTTATTAGAAGAATTACTTGAAAAATTGATAACAAAATTTCAAAATGATAAATTAAAGTCTTATAGAAGATTTTTTTTAATGATGAAAAATGTTCAACCAAAGATGCCGGCCAATTTATTTATGTCTGGATGTATTAATTACAGAAATGAAATTAAATCTAGAGATGAAAATTTTTTTATTACTAGTTCTGATATTAAAGAAAAGAGTAAATACTTCGGAAATTTTACAGAAGATTGTGGTATTGAAAGTTATTGGTCAGAATTAAGCATCCAAACAAAAAATGCAATATGGGATTATATACAAACATTGTTTGTATTAGGAGAAATAATAATTAATAAGAATCAGGAACTTTTCAAAAAGTATAATAATATGTATCTTTCAGAATATAAAAATGATATTATCTCGATTAATAATTCTGAAGATTTATTAAAAAAATTAAATTCTTGAATAATAACTAAATGACTACATATTGGATAAGTAATACATGCGTTTTATTTAACTCTCTTAATATATTTCCATTCGGAAAAGACGTTAATGAAAATTTTAATGCTGTTGCTAGACTCATAATATTTTCAACTATAGTTTCTATGATTATATTTCAAGAATACAATTTAGATAATATATTATTGATTGGAAGTTTAGCGCTAGTTTTATCTGTGATTTTATATTTTTTGGTAAATAGGATATTTGTAAATCTTTCTAGAGAAGAAATGATTTATAAAAAACCAGAAATTTTAGAACCAAAATACAATAATTCAAAAGGAATGGATAACTATGAAAACATAAGTTCGACTAAATTAGAAAAAGGTATTAAAAAAGATACAGATTATTCAAGTTTTTATAAAATTATTCAGACTAATTTTTAAAAAATAAAATATTCAGAATAATGTAAACAAATGCCTATAAATATTAAATTAGATAAAAACGGCGTTGACGTAACCGATGTAAAATTAAAAAAAAATGATGTAAATACCGAAGTCCCATTAATTAAAAAAGTTAATAAGGTAGCTTACAAAAATAGTAAAAAATCAAGTTTACATTTTGATCCAAGTGAAATATCTTTATATGATGTACCCATGAATAAAGATTTTGTTAAACATATAACCTTAAATTCTAAAATTAGTCATCCAGTAAAAGCAGCGGATGTAGAACAATTATTAGCATTAAAAAAAATAGATAATTACTCTAATACTACGGCACCCATAGTTGCTCCTAAACTTGCGATTAGTTCTTCTACAGTTCCTTATCCAAAAATTGAATCATTAACTACTTTAAAATGTAATGACGAGCCTTTAAATTTAGAATCGATAAATAGAGGTATCGTTGATTATTACAATCAATACAACCTGTCTAATTTTAGCCCACTTGGTTCTCAAGAAAATGTAAAACTGACATCTGATACAAGTAAAAAAGTAATGATCAAAAGACTTTCAGAAGCAAAAAATACATACAGAAGCGATGCATCTCCTTTATCTGTTAAATATAAAAACCTAGAACTTAAAGAAATGTACGAAAAAAGACCTAAATTTGAAAATAATAAAATGAATCCATTTGTAGGTCCAAGTATAAAATCTCATATGAAAAATCGTGATCGTTTTTATCAACAAGATTTAGAACTACTTTAATTTTTACAAAAACTATTTTAAATTCATAATTTAAAATATTTAATATTATTAATATGGACTCAAAAATTATAATATTAACTATATCGTTGTTTTTGTCTATCTATGCAATTTTTTTGATTTCTAAAAAAAACAAAAAAGAAATAGATACAGATTCTATTATAGATTCTATAATAGACGGAGATAAAGTTTTAGAAAAACCAATTGAAAATAATTCAGTTGATATAGGAAACGTATTAAATAAAAAAAAATCTAAAAATGCTATCTATGGTTTTAAAAATAAAATTCTTTTAGAAACAGACAGTTCGCAGGGGGGTTTTAACTATGGTAAAATACAGGGTATCATTAAAAAAAATACAGAATGGGCACAATCAGGCGTTAAAAAAGCATACGAAAAAAAGCCAGATATTCAACCAAATTATCTATATAGTTTAAATAAAAATAAAAATGTAAAGTATTTTGATAAACATTTCGCAAAAGATGGCCACGAAAAAATAGGAGATGTACCAAGTTCAGAAATAAAAGAAAGATATAAATATGCTAACATTGCTTTGAGTCAATTGAATAATGCTAAGGCTAATTCTTATAAAAATAATATAGACATCGATAGTGTAGAAAGTAAAGAAATGCTTACTTTTTCAAAATCTAAAATATTAGCTCCAAGTTTTTCTTTTGGTTATTTAGATTCTAAAAATCCAATTAGTTTAAAATCTGGAATTCCAGTTAATAAAGATTTACCCACAGATGTTAAAGATGGAGTAGAAAATTTTACAGAAGAAGTAAAATCTAGAGAAAATAAAATAATTTACAAAATTATTTAAACATTTAAAATATTACTTAATATTAAATGGTATATATTGTTAAAAATGGAGTCGTAAATGTATCATTTGGAAAAGAGAATCCAGATTTAGGACCTATTATAAAACAAAGAGGATTTGATCCTGAAAAAATTAGAGATTTAGAATTTCATTCTAATGTAATAATACAAAAAAAAATAGAAAATCCCGGATTTAAAGCTTATAACGATAAAATAAATCTTCATAAAAATGATACTAAAATGTCTAATTATCCAAATGGTAATTCTGATCTTCAAACTATACCAAATTTAATCAATAATAATCATGAAAATATTAAGAAAGATAGAATGGTATCTATTTATCTTAAAAAGGATAAACCTTTAGAAAATCCAAACTTTAATCTAGTAAACAATAATTTTTATGACACTAAACAATCTTCTTTTCAAAATTTAGGCAACTTTGAAAAGAATAAAGTAGTTCAAATTAGAAAAATAGACACAGACAATTCTGGTATTAAATTTGATTATTCTGTAAAAGGATTTAAACACGTAGAATCTAGAGAACTATTTAGTCACCCTGTACCAATCGTTAAAAACATGAATGTTATTCACACTCCTATTTCTTTAATTTCTAATGGCACTAAACAAACATATAAATCTAAGAATTAATTATATTAATTATTTCTACAATATTACTGTGAAAATTTATACCAAATACATATCTAAGTTTAATCATTGGATTATTGTTATTAACAGAAGCTTTGATAGTATCTAAAGATACCCACTTTATATCACTAATCTCTAAAAATTTAGTATCTACATTTATTCTAGATACAAACTTTTTAGTTGATAAAAATTTATCTCTATAGATATTTGTATAAGGTAGATAAACCATATACATATAATAAGGTTTACCTCCTTGTGTTTTAGATGTTATACAGTTATCATAAAATTTTACACGAGATCTAAGCATTTCATAATCATATACACAACCTAGAGTTTCTTCCCATGCTTCTCTACATGCTGTTGTATATGTATCACATTTATCTATTATTTCTGCCCTACCTCCAAAATCGCTCCATTTATTATCGTTGCTTTTACCTAATAAAAAATAAATACTATTATCTGAAGTTTTAGTATAAAATAAAACACCTGATGCATAAAAAATATTGTTCAAAATCATTTAAATAATAATATGTTATATTTTTATACTAACTTAACTATTTTTTCGTTTCTAAATTATTAAAAAAAAGATATTATTATTCAAATGAGCGCAGAATTTCCAAAAATTAAAGTTGAAACGGAAGAATCTAGTCGACCAACACTAAAAATTAAAAATCCAACTAGTATTAAAGGGGTCGATATTATAGGAAATGACGATGATTCTAGTTCTGTAAGTACAGTAGAACGAGTATCTCCAGTTAAAAAAACAAAAATTAAAAATTCTAAATTTAAAGCAAGTGATTTTGAAGATTTTGTAAACAGTTCTAAAGTAAAATCTAAAAAAGAAGAATCTAGTTCTGAATCTGACTCTGAGTCTGACTCTGATAATTCCGAAAGTGACTCTGGTAGTATAGATTCAGATGATTCCGTGTCAGATGCTTCTAGCGTAGATAAACTAAATAAAAAGAAAGTAAAACAAGAAATACTTATTAAATTGATGGCTCTAGAAAAGAAGGGTATAGAATTAACAAGAAAATTTTCAATGTCTTCTAAATTATCGGATTTGCAATTTGAATTAGATATGCATACAAAAAGAGCAGAATTAGATGTTAGTGTAAAATTTCAACAAAAAGTTTTGATGGCGGCTGTTACAGGTCTTGAATTTGCAAATAAAAGATTTGATCCTCTGGGTGCTAAGTTAGACGGTTGGTCAGAATCTATTATGGACAATCTCGACGACTATGATTCTATTTTTGAAAAATTACATGAAAAATATAAAGAACGTGCAGACTTGCCACCCGAGCTTCAGTTATTTGTAACTCTAGCTGGAAGCGCTTTCATGTTCCATGTTACAAAATCTTTATTTACATCTTCTCTTCCAAAAGGTATGGAATCTACACAAGCTTCTGAAATTATGAAAAATATATCAAAGGCTATGCAATCTAATAACTCAGAAATATCGGGTCCTTCTACAAATTTAAGCAGTATACTAAATCAAGGAAGACCTACAGCAAAGGCTCGTTTTGAAGATGAATCTTCAACTGGAACTGTTGAAACTTCTAAAGAAATTACTATAAATTCAAAGGGTAAAAAATCAATAAATTTATAATTATAAAAAAAATATTTTTGTTAGTTTAAAATGAAAGTGCCAAAGGTATATTCATCTGGTCCTATAAGAGAACTAGAAGAGATAGACGATAAATATTTTAACCCAGTAAAACAAATAAAACCCATAGATCAACGTCATGATTTTTATTATAGTCCTTTTGTAAAAGATTATAATGAACTAATTTTTTCTAGATTAAATACAGAACAAAAATTAAATTTAATTTTTGAGACTACAATAGAAACTAAAAAAAATGTTAATAGTATGCTAACAGCAATCCTAGTAATTTTAATTATTATACTATTTAAAATTATCTCGAAAAAATAATTTCTTCCTTTATTATTTTACAATTTATATTATTTAAAGTATATCTACTATTATTATAAAAAGACTGCCTGTATTCTTCTATAGTAAGATGACCTCCATAATCTTTTAAAGTTAGATAAGAAGGAGCAGGTTTTATTCTAAAATTTGCTCCAAATAATTTTCTATAAAATTGTCCAATTAAGTATTGTTTATTATTGAAATGTTTACTATTAATAGAAAAAGTTTTTACACAATTAGGAGAGCAAAAATTTCCGTATATTTTATACTTATCGGATATAGGACAATGGTCAAATGGTAAATAAAAAGGAGGGTTTTCAAAAAAGTGATGACAGTTAAAACATCTCGATTTGCAAGATTCTTTATTATAAATATTTAAAGTTTTTTTCTTAATAGACGTTTTTTTAACAGTCGGTTCATCTTCTTCACTAGATAAACTTAATAAACAATCTTTATCTACAGAATCTTCTTTAGAAAAGTTAAATTCTTTTTTCTCTTTATCGTGTATTTTAATAAATAAATTTCCAAATTTAACTTTGTTAGTTTTATAGTCTGATTCATCGATCGTAGAAGTGTTATTATTGTCAAATTTAATAACATCGGAAGTTTCTCCAAAAAAATTATTTTTAAATTGAGTATTTTCCCATTTTTTCTTGCGCCCTCTTTTTTTTTGAACAATTTCAACTGGTTCTTCTTTAGTTAATTCTTCGGGTATTTTTTTTTTACGTCCTCTTTTTTTAATTTCTTCCATATATATTAAATAATTTAAAGACTCTTTATATTTTTTAAAAAATGTTTTTTCTATGTAGTTCAATTACTCTTGGAATAGCTTATTCTTTTTATAAAATGATAAAATACTTATTTTTTCCAAAATTAAAGTCTTTTGATTTAGATTCTTTTGACGAAAAAGAATATATGTTTCTTTTTTATTATATCAAATATCACGATGATTTAACTGTTAAGATTTATGAAGAATTTTCTAAAGAAGAAATTAAAAAATTAAACGACGATAAAAAAATTAAATATATTATTATAAATTACCTCTATGATAATAAACACATGAAATATATAACTTATTCTTTAGATATAGAGTTTCCTATATACGAAATAGATATAGAAGAAAATTTTACTTGTGAAAAAGTTGAAAGCGTTTTTCTAAATGATGAAGACGTAACATCACATGTAAAACCCTTTTTGGGACCTAAAAATAATTTTTATAGTGATAAAAATATTAAAATAAATTTACGAGATATGTTTGATGAGTATCCCAATTTAGAAAATTTAAATTTTGAAACAGGAAATATTAAGATAATTTCATTTTCCGGAAAAGAATTAACTTATGATTTACCGTGGTCCCCTGTTTGGAAAAAATTTTCTGGGACTTTAGACAAAACTGTTGAGATTAATTATCACGTAGAAAATAATAAAAATTCAAGTGTTTACGGTTTTACTGTAATAGATGAAAAAATATTAGAATAAATAATTTAAAGATATATTAAATTTTACAATAAAATATGTCTGAAAAACAAATAATATTTTATTGTAAAACAGTTCAAACAAATGCAATTAGAATATTATTTGAAGCTCTTAAAAATATTCTAGCTGACATAAATTTTAGAGCAGATCATTCTGGTTTAAAATTAACAACAATAGATGGCACGGAAAAAGCTATTATAAACATATTTTTAATGTCTGAAAAATTTGAAGTTTATAAATGCGAATATCCTTTAAATATAGGAATAAATCTCGTATCATTTTTTAAAATATTAAAAGGTATTAAAAACACAGATACAGTTTCATTTATGATATATAAAAATGAAACAGAATATATTTATGTTTCTACAACAAATACTGAAAAAAAATGTACAAATACAAGCAGAGTTAAACTATTAGATATGGATGAAAAAATTTATAATATTCCAGATATTGATTTTGAATCTTTTATAACAATGTCTAGTTCTGATTTTCAAGGTTATATATCAGAGTTGGCTGCTTTATCAAATAAAATTAAAATTAAAACAACTAACAATCAATTAACATTAGAAGTAAACGGAGATTTTGCTAAACAAACAATAACTATAAATGAAACTAATAATGATATAAATTCTAAAATTCAAGAAGGAGAATTCAATATTAAATTTATCCAGTTATTTACTAAATCTACAAATTTGTGCTCTACAATGGAAATTTATCTTAAAACTGATTTTCCTCTTACAATCGTTTATAATATAGCTAATTTAGGACATATTAAATATTGTCTGGCTCCTGAGTAGGATACATAGACTTATCTAAAACATCTTCTTCATTATTATTACATTTTGAACATTTTGAAGAATAATATAACTTAATAAAAATATCTTTTATTTTATCAACTAAATTTCTAATTAAGTAAGAATTTTTTAAAAGTTCTAAAACAGTCGCTATTTTTTCATCATCTACGTCAATGTTAAACTTTTTATTTAATATTTCGTCTACACACAATATTATTATACGATCTAGTTTATCAGAGCTAATATTTCTATAATGTTTTTTATTTTTATTTATAAATTTAATTATACTGATTATAAGTTTTATATAATCGATACCATCAGGATTTTTAATTTCTGAATCTACTATATCTAAAAGACCATTTAATACTAAAATATTAATAACTTTTCTATAGTGAGGTTTACTTTTAATATGAGCAATTAATTTATTCATTTATTATATTATAATATAATAAATGAAAGAATTATTATTAGGAATAGTACTATCTTTTATTATAACAGGTATTTTTGATATTTTATTGAACATAACTCCTCCTCCAATTGGTGCTGTTATATTGCGAGAATATTTTGATAATCATACTTTATTATCTGCTGCATTAATAGCTGGATTTGTAGGAGCTATAACTTTTTTATTAATATATAAAATATACTCAGGTGTTCCAAAATTATCTATTTATAATATGTTTATAATATTCTGTATTAGTTCTTTAATTGGTATTCCTATGAGACTCTCGGGATTATTTCCGAAATTAGATAAATATTATTATCAAAAAATTCCTAGAGTTCAGTCATTTTTAGCAGATGGACTTTCAGGTGTCATGGTTGCATCAGTTTATTATTTTATGATTTTCCGAGTTTTATAATCATATCATACATTTTTTTTGTAAGATCTTTATCTTTTATAAGAATATATTCAAGTTCAAACATGTGATTTTTTTATTACACTTATATATTTTACACGATCATCGTCAATTTTTTTAGACATCATAAATATTAATAATTTATTTTTTTAAATTATTTAAATAGTAAATGTTATTATTTATGAATTTGTTAAAAAGAGATTTCATAGAATATAAATATAGATTTAATTTACAAGAATTGGTACAAGTTCATCATATAATTCCTTTGCAATGGAAAAGTCATGCAAATTTAAAAGACTATAATATATATTCTGGTAGTAACTTAATGTTTTTACCAACTAAAAAAGGTAAAAATATTTTAAATACAACAAGAAAAATTCATGAAGGCGGTCATATGCATTATAATTTATATATTAAAGAAAAATTAGACTTGGGGTACAATCCTTATGAATTAGCTCATGAAATGAGATTAGATATAATTAAAAATAAAGATATACCGTGGTAAACATCGATTTAATTTATTCTCTTATTGAAAAATTTTCTAAAATAATTTCTGCTTCTTGAATGGGTTCTTCATTTACTAACTCTACCTTAAACTTTTTAGATTTATAAAACGATTGTCTTTTTTTATTCCAGTTATTGAATACGCTAATACAATCATTTATATCTATGACTAAAGCTGGATTTTCATTTTTTCTTCTTAAAATTCTTCCTATAGCTTGTTCTACATTTCCTTTAGGCGAGGCTAGTACAAGAGTATCTAATTTTGGATTGTCATATCCTTCCGAAGCCATTTGATAAGTAGCGATAATAATTTTGCATTGATTTGCTTTAATTAATTCTTCATTTTTCATACCTCCTATATATATACCAACTGAATAATTCTTTAGTCTAGATAACATTAATTCACAGTGTGCTTTTCTTTCAGTTAGTACTAAAATATTTCTATTAGAACTGTAACACTCTTTTATTAAATTTAATATAAATTCAGTTCTAATATTATCATATGTTATATTTGTAATACTACTTGGTGTATTAATCTTGCCGTTTGGCATATATCTTATGACATTTTCTGAATAATCATAATAGTTATATATCATAATAGTTGGTTCTATAAGTAAAAATTTAACATTAACAGCTATTTTTCCCAGAAACCATTCTAATGTATGTTCTAGACGATCTGCTCTTTTAATAGTTGCTGTAAGTCCAAGATTATATTTTGACCCTATCTTAAAAAAAATATTAGAGAAAATTTTGCTACAATAATGGTGCGTTTCGTCAAAAATAGAAAAAGAAAAATCATTAAATGTATCTGGAGGATATTCTTTCATTGAAATACTTTGAATCATTCCTATGCATATGTTTGGCTCTACATTTACATTTTTACCTTGTATAATTCCAGGTTCTATTCCTGTAAATTTTATAATTTGTTCTCTCCATTGTTCTAACAAGGTTTGTTTATTAACTAAGATTAGTGTTTTAACTCCTAATTTTGAAGCAACATACAAACTTGCAAAGGTTTTTCCCCATCCAGTATATAAACATGCTATACAAGAATCATTAGTATTAATCTCTGTTAAAATATCATTTATGACTTGTTTTTGATACTGTCTTGGTTCGTGATTTATTTTAATTTGACAGGTTTTAACTTTATTTTCAATAATTTCTGTTTCACCTTCGTACTCAAAGTATTTGGGAATGTACATGTTTTTATTTGTTAATTTATACATTGTATAATCTATTACAATAGGAGAACCAGGCATAAAAGGAGTTACAGTTAGTTTTTTCTTGATTTCATTATTAATATGAATTTTTTTTCCCTTCATATTAATAGTTATATATATAAAGTTTTTAAATCATTAAAATTGATACATAGTATAAATTATGAAAGAAATAGTAATTATATAAAAACAAGGAAAAATAACTTAAAGTGATCTGTTATTATTAATTATAAATGTCTAATATAAAAGTAAGTGATTTGCGAACAGAGAGAAATATAAAAAGAAATTATACTAAAAATCTTTTTGCTTTAAAAAGTGATATTTCAAAGAAAGACAAAACTATTATAAAACTTGAAAATCAAATTGATACTTTTAGATCTTCCAATGAATTTTTAGATAAAAGTAATAAGTTTTTTTACAATAATTATTGTAAAATATATAAAGATTTTGAAGAAATTTCAGAAGCCTATTCTAAACTAAAAAATGAAAAAGAAATTTTAGATAAAAATTATAAAGAACTTATAGGAGAATTTGTAGAAAAAGAAAGTAAAAATGAAATTGAAGATTAATTAATATAAAGAAATAAATAATTATTAATTACAATATTCATATGGAGGCATAGCTCAGTTGGTTAGAGCATTGGTCTTATGAGCCAAGGGTCGTGGGTTCGAGCCCCACTGTCTCCATATGAATATTACATGAAAATAATTAATTTAGAAAGTTAATCTATTGTAGATTAATATATACCAATGGACTGTATTGTATGTTGCGAAAAGTTTAATAAGACTAATCATTTCAAAGTAGAATGTAAAGGCTGTAATGAAAAAGTTTGCAGGTCATGCTGTCAAACTTTTATTATAGAACATTCTCATCAAGAACCTTCTTGCATGTTCTGTAAAACTTCATGGGAAAGAGACTTTATAAACGAAAATCTTACAAAAAAATTCGTAAATACTTCTCTTAAAAATCATATCGAAAACGTATTTTTAGAACAGCAAATTTCCCTACTTCCTGAAACTCAGCAGGCCGCTAGAAATGAAAAAGAAATAAGAAAAATTTCAAATGAACTAGAAAAGGCAAATGTAAGACTAAATAAAATTAAAAAAGAACTGGCAGATCAAAATGATATAATTAAAGCCTTTAATTTAAAAATATTAAGACTGAGGACTGGAAATTTTGTAGAAGAAAACAAAAATAATTTTACTCACAAATGTAAAAAAGAAGAATGTAAGGGGTTTCTTAATAATAAATATACATGTGAACTTTGTGATACTAATTTCTGCAGTAAATGTTTAGAAATTAAAGAAGAAAATCACGAATGTAACGAAGAACTTCTAGCAACTGTTCAAGCTATTCGTAAAGAAGCAAAACCTTGTCCATCATGTGGAGAAATGATTTCTAAAATTGACGGCTGTGATCAAATGTGGTGTATAAAATGTCATGTCCAGTTTTCTTGGAAAACCGGAAATCAATTAGAAGGATATAATCATAATCCTGAGTATTTTAGATGGCTACGAGAAACTGGGCAAGAAATAGCTAGAAACCCTGGAGAACAAATGCATAATGTATGCGGAATAGCATTTGATGAAAGAATTCTAGTAAGAATAATAAGAAATTTTTCTCCGAGAGACGATAACATTTTAACAGGATGTCTTGCTATATACAGATACTACAGACATAATGAAAATGTTTTAAGAGGAGAACAACATCATCAAATAACAGCAGATAATCATTTAAAAAGATTAAGAATTAAATATCTTTTAAATGATATAGATAAAAAAAGTTGGAAAGAAAATATTCAAAAAATTGTTAAAAATTTAAATAAACAAAAATCTTATAATAATATTAAAAATCTTATATCAAATGCGCTTCATAGTATTATTGAAAGAATGTTTATTTATCAAAATGAAAATAATATAATTGAAAAGTACAAAAAATTATTAAATGAAGCAGACACATTTAGAATTTATATAAATTCTTCCTTTTTAAGAATATCTGATACATATGGATCAACCTCTTGTCCAGGAATTAGTCCATCTTGGGTAGAAATTGGAAATCTTAAATCTACAGTTAAAAATAATAAAAATTAGATTTTTAAAAACTCAAATGAAAAATTAAAATAGCTTATTATCTTTTCGTGTGTAGTTAGATTTATGTCTATTTCTTTGTTCCATTCGTGGAAATTTTTAAAACGTATTAATGATAAAGAATAGTCTTTACATTTTTCTACAAGTATTTTTTTAAAAACAAAGTATTCGGGAAGTGCACCTCTATAATCATAGTAAGTTTCTTTATTTCCATTATTTATAATTTCATAAACATATGAAATATCTGTTTTTTTAAATATTTTTAAAAACGGTATGTTAATATTTCCATTTTCTAAATTTTTATAAAGAAGATCTCCGTCTATAGTGGTACCTATAAACATACCCCCTCTTTTCAATTTTTGAGATATCATATATAAAACTGTATCTAATTTAGATATAAAATAGTGTATAGAAAATTGACAAGAAACAACATCATAAATACTCCCACGATCTTTATTATTTAAAATTTTTAAAACATTTGAATCTGTTGCAGAAATATTCCAAAAAAAACATTTAGGTGCATAAATATTTTTTTTGACATCTTTGAATCTTTTTATAGCTCCATCAAAATCATGTTCTTCATAGATAGATTTTTTATCAGAATCAAATCCTGTAACATATTTAAATTTTGCACGAGACCATTTTATAATGTCTCCGCCTCTCCCAACTGCTACATCTAAAAGTTTTTCGCCTCTAGTATTTATTTTTGCATTTAAAATAAGAATACTCTTTATTTTATTGTGAAATTCTCTTAAAGAATCTATATTTCTTGGAATATCTTCATAAATAGTTTGGAAAAGCTTATGAATATTTCCTTCTTCGATTAGTTCTATTACGCTCATTTATTATAGTTCTATTATTAATTTTAACCAAATCTATATATAATATTTTTTTGTAAAATTATTTATTTTTGTCGTCTAAACACATTATAGCCATTGCAGCATAATTATGCAAATCCATTAAAGTGTCTCTCAAAGTTTCATCAGAAACACTTATTTCTATACCTTTTGAAGTTATATTTGTGTATCTCGAAAGTTTATCATTAATTCTAACTAAAACTCCGATAGTTCCATGTGAAGCAAATGCGTCCCCATAGTCTTTATTTTTTTTAGAAAAAATTTCTCTACAAGAATCTTGAATTTTCTTAAATTGTTCTAAACGATTCATAATAATAGTTTATAAATTATAGCTTTATATATATCCACATTTTTTAACAGAATTTCCATCGAACATGAAAGGTTTTGTGCACCCATAAACAATGTCAGAATTTTTCAAATTTTCACATTCTTCCTTTGAAGCATGAGGATTAACAAAAGATAAATCTTTTTTATACACAGCGTGTCTAAATATTCCACATTTAATATCTGTTTTATGAACTTGGCATATACTATTACAATTTGGACAATTAAAATAATAATAATCTTCTAATAAAAATATGCTCATTTACTATTAAATAGGTATTAAAAAATAAAAAATTTAACCTTAAATGAATTGCTTTTGTAAAGAAGAAGTTTTCTCATTTACTTATTATAAAAAAAATCAAATTTGTTTAATTGAAAAATGTGCTAGGCTTAAAAAAAATCCTGGGAAGAAAAAAAGTTGTGATTTTTATAAAGAAACTATTCTAAAAGATAGAAAAATAGAAATAATTTCTAATAAAGAAGAAATTACGCGAAGTAATCCAAATATAGATTATAAAGAAAAAATATTTAATTATATATATTTATGTGAAAATTTCGGAATAAATGAAAATTATTGTGGAAACATTGTTTATAATATGTCTGTCTGTGGATATAAATATATACCACATGAAAAATTATCAGATCTTAAAAAAAGATTGAATGATTTTCCAGATAAAATAAAAAATAATAAATCTATTTTTCCAATTACTTTAGTTAATATACCAGAAAATCTTAAAAGAAAAATCTCAAAAAATAATAAAATTAAAAAAACTAAAAATATTTTTGATTATTCAATAATTTCTAATGAAAATTCTGATTCAGAAGACAGCTCTTCTGAAAAAATGGATGAAGAAAATTATACATTTGATATAGAAGATATTGTATCGGAAGAAGAAATAGAAAAAAATTTTAACGTAGATTATTGTTCTGATTAAAATATTAACTTAACAGTAAATGTTATCAAATCTATTAGACGAAGATTCCAAAAAAATAATAACTACAACTATTTTTCATATTAAGTGTTATTTATTATTGATATTGTTTTTACTAATGGTAATAATCTATTATCTTCATATAAAATAATTTAAAAAGATTATTTATTATATATCAATATATGTTAAACGTTAGTGATAACGAAATTGAATTTTTTAAAGCGGATGTTGAAAAATATAATGAAATAGATAAACAAATTAAAAAAATTAAGCAACAAATAAAACCATTACAAGATAAAATCAAAGAGTTACTTAAAATTAAAAAAGAAAAAGAAGTTGAGGTTTTAAATTTTATGAATAATAATGAATTAGATGCTTGTAATACAGATGATTCTAGTTTTGAAGTTAAAAGTTCTAAAGTTACAAAACCTATAACAAAGGGAGATATTTATGATAAAATTTTAAAGTTTTTCTCGGATGAAATGAAAAAATTAGAAACAAATGACCCAGAAGAACTTGCAAAAAAATTACATAATTTTATCTACATAGATAATCGTGAGAAAGAAGAAAAAAAAGTTCTTAAGTCTAAATAAAATTATATTCATATGTTTCTTCTTCAGAACTATAGTATAAATTATTTGAATTTATTTTTTTTTTCATAATATGTTTATAATAATCTAAAATTTTTAGATCTGCTACTTCTTTATTTTTACCCAATTTTACTAAACCAATTTTTCCCCTGTATTTATCTTGTGTAAATTTAAAGCATGTAATATTATATTTTTGGTCTTCATTATCATTATATAATATTACATATCTATTATAAGTCTTACAATTTTTAAACTCTGGAAAATTAGACATTGTAAAATACTTGCAATTATATATTTTTTCAGAAACTTCTCCGTTTTGATTAAAAATTATGCATGTTTTCATTTAAAGTAAATTACACAAAATAAATTTATTTAAAAAAATATTATATAATAGATTATAAAATGTCTATTTACGATAAGAACAAGGAATGGAGTATTGAACTAAAAGAAAGAATTAAAAATTGTAATGAAGATCAATTAATTAAGTATTTTGAAGATTTATCTAATAAATGGACAATAGATTCTAACAGTGATATAATAGAACAAATTTGTAAAAATTTTGAAATATCTGAAATTAAAACAGTGGACATGGGCATTCTTCAAATAGCCTTTGAAAAAGCTATATATGAAACTACACACGTGTATGAAAAATTTAAAAAATTAGAGTGTTATGAAGAAAATAGATCGGAGTGGGATAGAATATACGAGGTCATTTTTTATAGCGAACGGTTGGTAAGAGATGTAGCACTTATAAATAAAACAAATGAACCTAGCCATAATCCATTGCTAAATGAAGATCCAGGTGTTTTGTTTAAATATGCGCGATTTACCGATGATTCGCCTAAGACTCCTTATCAGAGTCTTCTTTTATACTTCTTTGAACTTTTTTCAGAAGAAGGATTTACTAGAAATGGTTTAAATCTTTATAAACCAATCATTAAAAATGGATACAATACCCATGCGTGGGAAAAAACATCTAGCATTAAAGAGTATATTTATAAAAAAACAGATCATAAAATAAATTATAATCAATGGAAAAATGCTACCGCGAATGGTTCTAGTAATATTAATAATACTGAAAAATATTTTACAGAATATATAGGACCTGAATTACCATGCTTAGAAAAAGATCGTTATTTATTTGCATTTAAAAATGGAAATTACATCGCTATGTATAATATAGCAGGGGAAGGAGAAATTCCAATTTATAAAGATGTATTTGTTCCATATGGAACTTCTCATCCTTATATTAATAATTATTCTGTTGCAGCCAAATATCACGATTCAGATTTTATAGAATTTCCTCAATACTCGGAAGAAGAATGGTTTAAAATTATGGATCATTGTCCGACTTTTAAAAGTATTTTAGATTATCAAGAATTATCTCAAGAAATCCAAGAATGGCTTTGTATTTTTATGGGACGAAAAGTTTTTAAAATTGGAGATCTAGACAGATGGCAATGTATTCTTTTTTTACTAGGACACGGAGGAACTGGAAAATCTACTATTTTGATGAATATTCTTCAAAAATGGTATGATGAAGAAGATGTAGGTATTATTTCAAATAATATTGATACAAAATATGGTATTAAACCTCATGCGAATAAATTAATGGTTGTTGCTCCTGAAATTTCAGAAAATTTTAAGATGGAACAAACAGATTGGCAGCTTATAGCAGAAGGAGGTAGAAATACATATGCTGAAAAATACAAAAGCGATGAAACTATAGAGTGGAAACTTCATATGACTATGGGAGGAAACAAATTAATGAGATATAAAAATAATTCAGAAAGTGTATCTCGAAGAACAGTTGTAGTAAATTTTTGGAAAAAAGTAGTTAACATTGATACAGAACTTGATAAAAAACTTAAAAAAGAAATGCCTATGATTATGAAACTATGTATATCTGGTTATTATCACGCTATAAATAAATATGGTAAAAAGGGTATTTGGAATATATTACCAAAGTACTTTCACGAAAACAAGGAAGAAATGGAACAAACTACAAATACACTTATGAATTTCATAAAGTCCGGTAAAGTTGTATTTGATAAGAAATTTTATATACCTATGAAAATATTTCAGCAAGCATTTAATGAACACTGTAGAGAAAATAATTTACCAAGAGAGCAGTTCACAAAAGATTTTTACGGAGCTATATTTATTAATAATAATATTAAGATAATCGCTTCGGGTACACACGAATATCCACCTAATTCAGGTATTATTCTTAAAAGAACTACATTTCTTAAAGGTATAGATATCCCAACTGAAGATAATGTTATAGATGATCCAGAATAAATTTACGTTATAAAACTAAAATATTTATAAAATAAATAACTATAATGGGGAAAATTGTTTATACTTCTGATAATACTTATAATTATATAATAATTTTTACAACTATTTTATTAGCTTATGGACTTTACAAAATATTTAACGCGGTTTTAAAAATAAGTGAAAAACTAGACAAATACGGAGAAAAAAATAAATATAAAGATCCAGGGCCAAGTAATATAATCGAAGAAGAAATTAAGAGTCAAGCCGAATCTTTAGATGTTATAGAAGAAGACAATAACCTAGAATAATAATTATAAGTTCCTTCACTTATAAAAAGATTCCAATTTATTTTTTTACATATATCATTTTCATAAATATTAAAATTATTTACTACATCTACATCTAATAAAAACTTAAAAGCTAATAAAGAACATGCTTTAAAAATTTCATTAATATCTTTATTGTATATTTCTTTAACGTTTTCGTAATATCTTATTAAATAAATTACACTTACGATTTTAATAGAGTTTTCAATAGGTATTTTTGAATAAAATTTAGTTGCCTTTGAAATTACTCTATTTACATCTTTAATTTTATTATCAAATATTAACATTTAGTATAATATTTGATAATTATTTTCTAATAAAATTAAAATAGTTTCTATTATTTTTTTATAATTTTTAATATCGTTCCCTCCCGTTATCATTATACTTCCTGGTCTAAAAATAGAACATGTCGTTTGTGAAGTATCGTGTAAGAATTTTATATTTATTCCTGGGTATTTAGAAGAATTAAAAGAATATCTTAAGATATTAAATTTTTTAGAAGTTATTATTTCATCTAAAACAGAACAAAAATCAGACTGTTTAATATTTTTATCTATTTTAAAATCCGAATTAATCATACAAATTTTAATATCGGAAATGTCGGGCTCTGAAAAAAATGCTGCTAAAATTTGTAGTCTCTTAAAAATTTTTCTTATTGCGTACATTGCAGCTTTAACATTTGTTACTCCAGCTAATTGAATATTTCCATTTATAAAAATTTTTGCAGAAATTTTAAATCTATTTTGATATTTAACTCCTAATTCTAAATTTATACAATTATAAAATTTACTCTTTGTTTCTTTAGTTTCATAATTTTTAGCATATAAGTCAATATCTATTCTAGAATTAAATTTTGCACACATAGTTATAGTAGATATAGTCCATGCTTTTTTAATATTAAAATATTCACATGGAAATGTTTTAATATCTTCAAAAGTTTCATCAAAATTTTTAATGATTTCGTTGCATATACAATAATCGTACTTTACTTTCGGATCGCATATTAAACACTGAACCATTTTATCTTTCTTTATATAAACTTTCTTTATATTACTTAAAAAAAACAATATTTAGGCTCAAAATAAAAGAGATAACTCTATATATTCAATTATTGATTCTATATTTATTATAGTCTTTTTAATATTTTCTTTAAATGCTATCATTAAAGTAAACACAACGCTTTTTTCATGATTTTGTTTAAGTTTATGCATATAATATATTATTCTTGGTAAAAAATTATTGTATATGTCTTCAAATGTTATTTTATAATTTAAATTTATTTCATTAACTAAATCATTAAGACAAAAAGTAATAATATTTAATTCTGTATTTTTAATCATCGTGTCAGAAAATATTATTTTATTACTGTTTTTAGAATAGTAATAACTTATTAAGCTGTTTATATTTTCTAAATAGTAATCTGATATAATAGTTCGAGTAAGAGGATCTCTAAAATCCCTTGTTTTATTAAAATAGTTTACTATTGTTTCAAAATCATAATAAAAAAATTTATCACTTATTTTAAAGGAAACGAAAGGATAAATTAACTTCTCATGTGATATAGGACATTCTATCTGAAACTTTATTTTTTCTCTGAACTTTCTTTGAATTATTCTTGAACACTGGTTCATATTTAAAATAAAAAGTAAATTTTCTTTTCTACATGAACTAATATACCTAACCTTTCTTAATTTTAATATATTTTTAATAGATTTTACATTTAATAATTTTGTGAATAAAATTAACATTTTTAAAATAATTAATTTAAAATTTTAAATTAATTATAAAATTAATGTCTGAATTTAAAATATCAAGAAGAAATGTTCATTCTGATAATAGATCATCTATAATAGAAAAACATGATTCTAAAATAAAGGAATATCAAGAAAAAATTAAAAAAAATAAAAAAACAAATAATGAAAATCTTAAAGATGAAATGGAATTAAATAAATATCTTTTTAATTTAATGGATTTTTTAAACGAAGAGGAAATAGAAGACCAAAAAATTAAAAAAGATAAAGATGAAGGAATTCATAAATTTATTTCATTAAATTCTGAAATAAACAACGGAACTATATACGAGAAATATATGGAAAAATGCCACGGTGTTAAAAAATATAGAAGTTGTGATAATTCTTTTATTTGTAGTATTTGCGGATCAAGTATGATCAATTCTGTTTCAGAAGGTCTAACAATATGTTATACATGTGGAACTACAGATAAGTTAAATTTATCTACGACACCTGAATGGAATTCATTTGAAAATTACGATTTTATAAAACCTTTTAGTTATAAAAGATCAAATCATTTCAAAGAATGGATAAACCAAATTCAAGGAAGAGAAGGAACAAATATACCAAATGATACAATACAATTATTGCTTTTAGAATTGAAAAAGGAGAGAATATACAATAAAAAACTTATTACATACGAAAAAATAAAAGGATACCTTAAAAAATTAAAATTAAATAAATATTACGAGCATATACCAAATATAATACACAAAATAACAGGTAATAGACGATTAATAATATCAACCGAATTAGAAAAAACTTTAATTAATATGTTTGATGAAATACAACAACCATTTGAAAAACATTGTCCAAAAAATAGAAGAAATTTTTTAAGTTACTCTTATACATTATATAAATTTTTTCAAATTTTGGACATGAATGAATATTTAATATATTTCCCACTTCTTAAAAGTAGAGAAAAAATGTTTGAACAAGAAGAAATATGGAAAAATATATGTAAGGAAGTTGGATGGAAATTTATTAGATGTATTTAATATTTTTAAAAAAAAATATTATAAATATAATAAATGTATAACATTAACTTTGTATTTTTAGTTAGTATTTTGCTAGCTTTAATATTATATCACATATTTTCTAATGGAAAAAATAATCTTTTGTACAATTCAGGTGTTGATTTAAGAGATGGAGAATATAACACTGTTTACCAAACTGGATTAGTCACAAGAAAAAAACAAATAACGGGTATGGTACCTACAGATACTTCATTGTATAAAGCGCGAGCAACTGATTATTTAACATCTGATGATAAAAACACTATAGAACCAACTTCCGAACTATTAGATAATAATCCAGTTCATTATCTTTCTACTCCAACTTATAAAGATTTTCAAAGATCAATGGAAGATAAAGTTCCTCTTCCGGTAGCAACTTCTATTAGAATATAAATAATAGGTTTAAAAAGTCTTAATAGTATAAATAATAATAGTTTAGATCTTAATTATTATTACTTATTACTTATTACTTATTACTTATTACTTATTACTTATTACTTATTACTTCGCTAAAATTTATGAAAAGTATAAAACTGATGCGGCTTGATTCTTGTAAACAGCTGTTGTAGTTCCTACACATGTTACAGATACCTGACCTGGGAAATAACCCCAATCAAGTTTTAGACGAATTGTATCGAAACGATTAAATGGACAACCGTCTGCTCCATATGGAGTAGAAGCAATTGGGAATACATAAAAGTCTCGGCGAACGCCGCTCTGATTGTCGTTTGAAATAATTGTGTTATCTGATTCGAGAGAATCTACAAGATTTACTTGTAGACCCATAGAAGCAGCGGCCATACCTTGCATAAACGAACCTGGTAAAGAGCCGGAATGACTGGAAGTGTTTAGTAAAAGTTCTGCTGATTTTAAGAAAGCTGGATTTGTAGTATCACTAGGTCTGTCACTAGTAGATTCTGCTATAATAATTAAATGAGAAGCAAGTAGAGAGAAAGAATCGAGTTCTACTTGCATGTGCTTATCCACACCTGTTGGCCCTGTGTGTTCGGCATGTTGAGTAAGACGAAGAGTTTTCGCAATAGTGTTATTACGAATTTGATCTCGTTCAGCATTAGTCATGATGTGTTGGCGATTCCACAATTGAACGGCAAGGTTACTAACCGCCAAGTTTGCACCCAAAGAGGTATCCGATGCATATGTGAACTTTACACGTACAGATTGATGAGGAGCACCTGCTACAAGATGCGCTCTTGCGGGTCCTCCAGATGTGAAAGAGGATAGCGGAAACCAGCAAACTAAAGTTTTAGGATTGGTACCAAAGGGATTGGTGGTGCCACGATCTTCTAGAAATTGATCAGCAGTCTGCTTACCACGCGCTTGAGCATCCAAAATGTCATATGCTCCGTTAGAAAGTGTAGTAGATGCCATAGCTATAATATCCGCGTTTTCCATAGTTTGCCAAGTAGAATTGCCTACCATAATCTCCGCGCGATCAATTAGACGAGCAAGTGCAAGTTGTGGTAGTTCACTTATCCCTGTTGCCGCATTGGTAGCGAGAACTTGACACTGTACACGAACATACATATCACCAATGGCATCTACGTCATTACTAAAAGTAAAAGTTTGCGAAGATCCTGGATTCGCGCCAGTCGTAGATGGTTGAATTTCTACAAAGTTTGAACCATATAAAAGAGTTTTAGAAGTTTCTGAATCTGGGTGAAAATCTGTAACAACGTCAGCACCATCGACATCCAAGATGTCTACTGCAGTACGCTGCGCTTGGTGTCCAGTTCCGGTGTGTCCAGCGATTGGGGCCATTGCTCCTTGTCCAGTCATTTTTTTTATTATATAGAAAAGAAAATAATTTTTAAATTAATTTATTAATTATTTTCTTTTTAAATTTTTTTAACTTAAAGAAAATTAATTTGATATATGTTTACTACATTCGCCTCCTACATAAGTAACAACATTATTACCAACAGCCGTAATGTTTAGCACAGTTTGTTGATTTGCTGTTTGTCCTCCTAACATAGCTTCATCATATGTTATTACTAGTTTTTTGTTTCTTAATTTAGAAAGTACTAAAGAATCTATTCCAAATTTTTCAGAAGCCAAAGGAATACAATAAATTGGATATTCACTTAAATAACTCAATCCAATAATTTTTTTAGCATTTGATTTTAAATAAACTGAAGATAATTTTCCTGTTACACTTGAACCATTTATAAATAGTTCTACTTCTTTTATACAATCATGTATTCCTGCATTTAACGGGGCACTACCAAAAGGACCTCCATGACCCCTAGAATAAACAGACTTAAAGGCATTAAAATTAGTAGATTGAGCTGTTACTATATCAGGATAAGGAGAAACGATAGGTGTTATAAGTATATGCGATGCTTGTATATTAAATTCGTTTATCCTGTCTATATGAAAAGTTTTCTCTAAAAAGTTAGTTCCAGATACTACAGGATTAAATAAAACTTGTACATTCTGTGATATATTAATTACATTATTTACTATGTTTTTATTTATATATTCTTTTTCAGTCGAAGTAAAATTGTGTTTCTTAACTATTAATCTAAAATTTTTAAAATTTTGAACTCTACCAATTTCTTCAAATGAAAGCGAAGAAACTAAATCATTATAAAAAATTTTAACTGTTATATAATTATTAGGAGCTCCACATTGTAAAAAGCTATTTAAATTATTTCCGGAACCACAAAAAAGTTTTAGATCTACGGAACCCGAAATATTATAATTACCTGTAGGTAAAGTATAAAGAGAAGTTTCTGCGGTAGGCTTTAAAATTTCCTCTGTAAAATTAACGCCTTGTATACGACAATTAGAATCAAAAACTTCATGAATTGATGAAAAAGAATTTTCTGTAATATTTCTTGCAAATATATCTTCACCTGTTAATGTTTGCCATATTTGATTACCAACTCTAACTTCGACTTTTTTAATTAATTCAAATCCTAAAGTTTTAGAGACTTCGCCGCCATTCGTCGGGTTAAAATCCATGTCATATACAAAAGATATATTTGTTATAGCATCCGCGTCATCCGGTATTCTAAAGGTTTGAAACGATAATCCATTTGTACCACCCACCGTCTGTAAAGAATTTGTTCCTATGTCAGTTTCTCCTTCTATAATTACATCATTAGAACCATATAAATAATTTCTAGAAGGCATGCTTAAAAATGTAGAAACTATATTTTCATCTTCCGATTCTGATATAGCTGATGTAACAGATTGAATACCTGTATCTTTGAACGTAACAAATGGTAATGTAGCTCCAGATGGCATTTAATACTTTAACAATATAAATATATTTTTTTTTAAACGTTTAAATTAAATGTTTTAAAATATTATTTTAAAAATAATGTCAGAGTTTGAATGTAAAGTAAGTGACCTCTTGAAAAAAGAATCTTCAGAAAATATTAATACAAATGAAATTAATTCAAATATAAAAATAACTGAAACTTCTACTTCTAAATCATTATTTGAATTGTTAGACGACGTTAGTAATATTAAAACTTTTTTGATAACATTACTTATATATTTAATAATACATTCTGAATTGTTTATTAATATATTAATAAATACATTTGAATTTTTAAATTCTTCGGGAAGAATAAATTTAATAGGAAGTGTTTTACTTTTTAGTATTACTATTTTAACTTTTTCTTATCTTTCTTAGTATGATTTGTTTTACCAGTTATATTTTCTTCTAAAGTTTCTAATATATTTAAAGGGTTAAAATCTTTTACATTATTGTTGGTTTTTGATTTTAGCATTTTCCAGCCCAACGCGCTTCCAAGAGTAGTAGAAATTTGTATATTATTAGACTCGTAATTTCTACAACACACGTCTTTTACAATTCTTTCAGATCTACATCTTTGACAGAAACCTTTAGGAGTTATTTTAAAATATATATGATTATTACTGTGATAATCGTTTATGTTTTGACAAAATTTAGATTTTGATTCTATTATATATATGTCCTTATCTTTAATTTTAACAATTTTGCGTAGATCTTCTACGCGATATCCTTCAATATAATTAGTAAAAAATCTTTTTATAGCCTTGTCTATGTTTGTATCTTTTTTGATTACTTCATAATCTGAAAATTTATTAGAACACTCATCTTCTAATTCATATTCTGCTAGAAAATTACATTTTGTTATTTCTGTTTCTGATGATCTAATAGAAGTATCTTTTATAGCTTTTAAAGTATTATTTTTATAAATTTTAGTTAAATTATCAGAAAACTCATTCCCGTGATAAACAGAATGAACTATGTAGACTCTATTGTCATAAGTTTTTATACCATCTGATATACTACACTTATCTGCTCCTAAAATTCTTAAACCATTATGATCGTAAACTGTTTTATCTATTATTTTTTCCCAATTTTCATAAAATTCAGGTATTTTTCCAAAAATAGTTGTAAATCTAACTATTATCATGTTTCTAATTTTATTAGAAATTTCCTTATTAACAAGTATTTCTGGCCAATGAAAATGATAACCCTTTTTGATATATTCTACAGAATCTCTTTTAACAAATTTGTCTTTATCTGCAAATGTTATTATACAAGTAAAATCTTGACTATATATATCTTTTATAGTATCTTGTGCAATTTTAATATATTGCCCCATGTCAAACTCTATAGTTGTTAAAACATCAAAGTCAATAAATAATTTAAATACTTCAGTTTTGAGCTCTACTATACAATTTTTTTCTGATATATTTTTAGAATATATTTCTTGAAAAATTTCATAGTCATTTGTTAGATCAAGTTTTCCTCCATCTAGTAAAAAATGGGTAACATTTCTATCGGAAGTTTTAACTACTTTATCGCAAGAATATAACCATCTTATCAAAGTACTGTTATTTTCCATTTATAATTATATTAATTTAAACTTTTATATTTTTTATTAAATTCTAAATTTAATTGTAATATTTCTAGATGTAGTATATATACCTTTTAAAGCAGACGGGGAAAGCACAGTTCTATGATCTTTATTTTTACTATTCATAGTGTTTGTCATATCCAAATCTATCAATTTTATATTATTTAAAGTATATTCATATATTCTATTTTCTATAAACCATTTAAAAAAATTTAATTGTCCAACTGTTGTTACTATATAATTTGAACTTATACTATTTTCTTCATAAACCTTCCAAGATATGTTATTAACATTTATCATCAATCTTTTTTGTCTACAAAATGGATCAAAAAATTTTTTAGAATAAGCTTTTAATTGATTTTTATAATCAAGGTATATATTAAAATATTTAATATCGTTATCTTTATGAAGATTATAAATTATATTATATTTTTTAGAATAATTTGTAACTAACCAATCTATTAATCTAAGACTGAGAGGAGTTTTTTGGTTTAAAATATCTTGAAAAAATTTTAATTTATTTTTATAAAAAATAAGTAAAAAGTTTATTAGTGTTTTTTCTTTTTCTGAAAAATCCATTAATTTTGATTATTTAAATAATCTTTAAATTTATTTAAAGATTATTAAAGAGTAGTTATTATATATGAATTTAGTCACTGACGAAAAAATCAAAAATCAAGTAATATTTTATTTAAATAATAATCTAAATTGTAATTATACGGGTTTTGTATTTCCAATTCCGAATATAAATTTTATTAAAAGAGATAATTTAAAAAACATTAAAAATGGGTATAAATTTTTAATTAAAAGTTCTAATGCTAAACACGGCATCTTATTTTTTTATAAAAATGAAAATGGAGAAAATAAACAATATATTTTATTTAAAAACGGAGATTTATTTAAAACCGATATATGCTGCGAAGAATCTTATTATAATGACACCATTATTGAAATTTTTTATGAAAATAAAAAAATCCAAATGTGTGATATTTTTATTTATAAAGGAAATAAAATGAGTTCTTTAAACTTTAGTTCTAGATATTATACATTACTTAATTTTTCAGATAAATGCAAAGATCTCGAATGCTTACCTTTTTATTATAATGAAATAAAAGAGACTGAAGAAATTTACATGATTCCTTTAAATATTGGGTCTTTAAATAAGTTTTCAACGTGTTTTAAATGGAAAAATCCTAAAGAAATTACATTCTTGTTAAAACTTAAATATTCAGAAAATTCTGCGGATCTTTATACTACAATTTTTAAAAATGAAGTTTTATTTGCTAAAATTAAAGGAAAAATTTTAGAAGATATTAAAAATAAATATATGAATGATTCTATTATAAATATAAAATTAGAAAACGATAATATATATTTTTTTTCAGCATCTGAAGATAATATTTATCCTACAAGTTTAAGATATATTGAAAATATTATGATCTTTATACAAGATGATATTAAATTATGCGAATTATTTTTATAAAAAAAAATATAATTTAAATCTTAAATGTCTAGAAGACGATTATACATGCGGAGACAGCTTTCAAAAGCTCCAGAAGTAGTACCAGAAGTAGTACCAGAAGTAGTACCAGAAGTAGTACCAGAAGTAGTACCAGAAGTAGTACCAGAAGTAGTACCAGAAGTAGTACCAGAAGTAGTACCAGAAGTAGTACCAGAAGTAGTACCAGAAGTAGTACCAGAAG